ACCTGGTGGGTTACTCCCCTATTGCAATGGCCAAAAATGCCATCGGTATGGCTTTAGCTACTGAAGAATATGGGGCGAAGTTTTTCGCCAACGGAGCCAATCCCGGAGGAGTGCTGGAACATCCCGGTATTGTCAAAGACCCATCAAAAATCAGGGAAAGCTGGAACGCTCTTTATCAAGGGAGTAATAACGCCCAGCGGATTGCGGTCCTGGAAGAAGGAATGAAGTTTCAAAGCATCGGTATCCCACCAGAACAGGCGCAGTTCTTGGAAACCCGGAAATTTCAACTCAATGAAATCGCCCGGATATTTCGAGTGCCGCCTCATATGGTGGGTGATTTGGATCGATCAAGTTTTTCAAACATTGAGCAGCAGTCCTTAGAGTTTGTCATGTATACCTTGGATCCCTGGGTGATCCGCTGGGAGCAGGCGATTCAAAGGGCGCTTTTTTCCCCTGATGAGAAACAAGAGCATTTTGTGAAGTTCAATGTCAACGGACTTCTACGAGGCGATTACCAAAGCCGGATGCAGGGCTATGCAGTTGGCAGACAAAACGGCTGGTTATCAGCAGATGACATAAGAGAACTGGAAGATATGAACAAGTTGCCAGATGGCCTAGGAGAAAGATATCTCGTCAATGGCAACATGGTAGATGTCGGCAATGCAGGCAATTGGGCCAAAGAGGACACTCAAGGATTGGAGGGATAACATGTGAAGAAACGATTTTGGAACTGGCAGGATAACGAAGATGGCAGGGTTCTGTATCTGGATGGCTATATTGCTGAAGACAGCTGGTTTGATGATGACATCACACCAAAGCAGTTTAAGGCAGAGCTTGAAGGAGCAAAAGGAAACCTGACCATCTTTTTAAATTCGCCGGGAGGCGACGTATTTGCTGCCAGTCAGATTTACACCATGCTTAAGGAGTATCCAGGCAAGATTACGGTCAAGATTGAAGGAATTGCGGCCAGTGCAGCTTCGGTGATCGCCATGGCAGCTGATGAAGTTCTTATGTCACCGGTGGCCATGATGATGATCCATAACCCGGCAACGGTGGTTATCGGCGAGGTCAATGATTTGGAGTCAGGCATCGCAATGCTCTCAGAGGTAAAGGAAAGCATCATTAATGCCTACGAGCAGAAGACAGGATTATCAAGAGCGAAGATCTCACACATGATGGATGTAGAAACCTGGTTTAATGCCAAGAAAGCAGTTGACCTAGGGTTTGCGGACAAAGTTCTATACGAAAATGGACTACAACCTTCGGAGTCGCCTCAGGCGGCTTTTTTGTTTGACAAAGTAACGGTCACCAACGCTCTGATGAAAAAATTGCCTCTGGAGCGAACTACAGAAATAAAAGCGATTGAACCACCGGATAACCGTACCCCCATTATTCAGCTGGAAAAGCGGCTGAACCTACTAAAACTTTATTGGAGGAATGAAAGATGAGTAAAATTTTAGAACTGAGAGAAAAACGCGCCAAGCTGTGGGAAAACACGAAAGCGTTTCTTGACAGCAAACGGGATGAAAGCGGCATGCTTTCTACCGAGGATACTGAGGTCTATGACAAGATGGAGACAGAAGTGGTGAATCTCGGCAAGGAAATCGAACGTCTTGAAAGACAAGCAGCTCTTGACTTGGAACTTTCCAAGCCGGTCTCCAATGCTATTAAGACTTCGCCGAATGCTGCCTTTGACGATTCCAAGAAAGGCAGAGCATCCAATGAGTATAGGCAAGCATTCTGGAAAGCTATGCGTAACAAGAATAGCTACGACGTTCAAAATGCCTTGCAAATTGGTACTGATTCAGAAGGTGGCTACCTGGTCCCAGATGAATTTGAGAGAACCTTGATTGAATCCCTTGAGGAAGAAAACATTTTTAGAACCATGGCCAAAGTGATCACCACTTCATCTGGAGACAGAAAAATACCTGTGGTGGCCTCCAAAGGCACTGCCTCTTGGGTGGATGAAGAAGGACCCATCCCTGAATCTGATGATGCTTTTACCCAGGTATCCATCGGCGCCTATAAGCTGGCTACTATGATCAAAGTCTCGGAGGAGCTACTAAATGACAGCGTCTTTAACCTGGAAAGCTATATCGCGAAAGAGTTCGCCAGACGAATTGGTGCCAAGGAGGAAGAAGCTTTCTTTACCGGTGATGGAACCGGTAAACCAACTGGTATCTTCCATACAACGGGTGGAGCCGAGATTGGAGTTACCGCTGCATCTGCAACAGCTATCACAGTAGATGAGATTATGGATCTGTTTTACAGCTTGAAATCGCCCTACAGAAAAAATGCATTGTTTGTGATGAATGATGCAACTGTGAAGGCGATCAGGAAGCTTAAGGACGGAAACGGCCAGTATCTGTGGCAGCCTTCTATCACTGCAGGACAGCCAGATACGATCCTGAATCGACCGGTTAAAACCTCGGCCTATGTACCCAACATTGCAGCGGCAGCTAAGTCCATTGCCTTTGGTGATTTTGGCTACTACTGGGTAGCGGACAGGCAGGGTCGATCCTTCCAGCGCCTGAATGAGCTCTTTGCAGCTACTGGTCAGGTAGGCTTTAAGGCTAGTCAGCGTGTGGATGGAAAACTCATTCTTGCTGAAGCCATTAAAGTACTGAAGCAGAAAGCTTAATAAAAATGATCGGGTGGGCAGTCCGTAGGGGCTGCCTGCCTCATCTAATAGGAGGGTTAAACCATGACATATAACGCGAAAAACTATACCGAGCAAGGCGGTGAAAAAACCGTTATTGGCGGCGAGTTAAAAATCGATCAGGAAGGCAAGGTGACTTTTGGAGGCACGTCTTTTAAGCCGATAGCTTGTCAGGCGGACAGTGCTGCGAACACTGTAGCAGGCCTAAAGGATGAGTTTAATGATCTTTTAGCCAAGATTCAGGCAGCGGGCCTAATGGAACGAGCCTTTATTACAGCAGAAGAAGATAGCAGCATCGAGAACAAGATCAATACACTAACTACCTACACCAATGTCAGCGGCGAAGATGAAGCCTGGGTGACGGATGCGCTCATTCATTCCAGTGAGTTAATACCCGCGGGCACAGAGATCACCATCAACAATCCCGCGATCGGAGGAGAAAAGTATATTTTGGAAGCACCGACTAGAACCTTGTGGCTCAGTGATGTGATCAAAGGCCAAAACGAAGCGGTGCCCACTCGGACGAAGTTGAACCTGCATACCAGCCAAGCTTTTGACTTCACCATCAGCGGTTTGGAGGATGACCTAACCACAGATTTGACATTTAAGGCGGTTACCGCAAAGGGTGCTGGACTTGCAGGAACCCATCAGAGCGAGAAGGACTTTGGCGAGCATGTGATATTGACGACAACTGGTTTAGCCGATGTCACATTTACCGCGGACAGTGAAGAGTAATGAAGAAGGGAGAACGACGGCATGAGCGACCGGACACTTCTTGAAAAAGTAAAAGAGAATTTGATTTTGGACCACGATCAGGATGATTCACTGCTTAACGACTTTATTGCATCAGCTACCGCTTATGCTGAAAGCTACCAGAAAAAAGCAGACGGATACTACGTTGATCATCCCATGCATCCCACGACAGAACAGGCCATCATCATGCTGTCGTCCCATTTTTATGAAAGCCGGGATGGCAGCACCGGCGGCTTCTTCCATGACCGGGTGGATGCCAGCAAACAGGTCTGGAATGTAGTCAATTTGCTTTTGCGGATGAACAAGGATGTGGTCTTATGAGTCTTGGGAAAATGCGATCTATGATCAACATCTATGGTACCGTTTCTCAGAAAGATGCAGAAGGATTTGTCACCAAAGAAGACCAGTTGCTGCTGTCGACCCGGGCCTACAAAGAAGATCGGCATGGCAGTGAAACCTGGAAGAACCGGGCCAGCTTTACCACAGCGACGGTTCTTTTTCAGTTCCGTAAACCGCCTTTTCTGGAGATTACAACGGAGCAGATCATCGTATGTAAAAATGTCCGTTACAACATCATTAGTGTGGAAGATATCCGGGAGCGAGGCATGTTCGTGGAAGTGTTGGCAGAAACCATCACTGGATCAAAGGGGTGAGACCATGGCCAAAGCGAGTTATAAACTGCCAGATGATTTTTTAGAAAAAATCTCTAAGCTAAACAGCCGGTTTGATGAGATAGCCCCCAGAGTTTTAGAGGAAGGGGCCAAACCGGCAATCAAAAATGCCAAGAGCAATTTAGCCTTACGCATTGGACAGAATACCAAGCAGCCATCCCAATCAACCGGAGAATTATTAAACTCCCTTGAAACCACAAAGCCGGTTCAGGATACCAAAGGCGACTGGAAGCTTCGTGTAGGTGTACCAACAACCAGGGATAGCAAAGGCATATCCAACGCTCTAAAGGCAGCAGTTATCGAATACGGGAAATCCGGTCAGCCTCCAAAACCCTGGCTCAAACCGACGAAGTCAAAGTCGAGAAATGCCTGTGTG